GGATCTTTACCACCAAGAGTAGTAAGACTGTTCTCTATGTACCAACCACCAGGTCCTTGGAAAGCATGTGACCATACTTTTGCCCATGGTAGTTCTTCTCCGTCAGGTGCAGGTAGGAAACGGATAACAGCATAACCGTTACCTGCTTTATCGACCTCTAGTTTCCATAGTCTGTCGTCGGCACCGTTAGTGCCCTTGCTGTTCATTTTCTCTATCTCTGTGGTCAACTTGGATGTCAAGCTGCCAAGGCGAGATTGTTTTTTTAGATTTGCAAATGTCATGAATTTGACTCGTAGTATTCGTCGTATTGAATAGATTGGTGGATTAACACCTTGCATACGCAAGTTTAGTATAAACTACTATTTATATGTTGTCAAGTATGTATTTCGCAATGAGTTCGTGACCCTTTTCATTAGGATGACCACCACTTGCTCGATTACTCCCTGCTATTTTTATACATTGATCAATATCTATTATAAAATATTTTTTACCACTAAGTAAATTCAATATGGCATGGTGACATATCTCCCTATCAACTACACCATACTTATCATGATAAATGTTGTTATAATATTCATCCCAAAATTTATTCATACCTTCTCTAAATTCACCCGATTCATATTTTACTGGATATTTTATCCTAATCCAATCAGTACCATCATAATACTCTGTCCTTATATTTTTTGTAAGTTGTATAATAAACATATCATAGGATGACAACTCTTTTTCTATTAAGTTTCTAACTATTCTTCTGTTACTGCCAGCACTTCTTGCAAAGTTGTAATCTATTGCACCTAATTTATCAGCAATGATTCTACTGTATCTATTTTTCTTACGATGCAATTCATCTCCCACTGTAAATGAACAACCGTCAAAATAAATTTTCATGATGTCAACATGCCAATAATCTTGTCTGCTATTTGTCTGTGACCCTCTTCATCAGGGTGTCCCTTAGGTGCTTTAGATATCCATGGTTCATCAAAACAAAAGTCGAACTCAAGGTCTGATGACAATTTTCTACCTAATAAAATCAATGGCACACCATATGCTTTGCAATGACTTTTGATTATAGTGTGATACATTTTTTCATTAGTTGAGAAAAACTCCTCACTATGAATCCTAAAATAACTTCTCCAAAAATCAGTATCTACCCCTCTATTTGAGAGCATATTTTCTAACCACCACTTGCTAGGTTGCTTAGAATCTCCTGTCTTACCATTAGAAGGCACCCAAACTCTCTGCCACCTTTTACCATTATGATATTCTGTTCTCCACTTGGGTGTCATTCCTATGATAGCGTAATCAAATTTAGATATATGTCTATCATTCAATAATAATTGCCTTACAATACGGTGGTTTCCACATCCACCAGTTGATAAATTATGATCCTTTATACCAAAATGATCGCATATTAATCTTGAAAATCTAAGTCGTTCTCTGTCCTCCCAAACAGTGCCTAACTCAGCACCATTCACATCAGATCCACCATCAAAGTATATTCTCTTCATCTGCTTCCTCTTTTGTTTTATACGCCCACTCATCTGTATGACCTACAGACCACCACTTAGGTTCAGTTTCAACAGCATAGTTTTGTGTGCATACCTTGAAGTCTGGTGTTTTTAGATTATCATTATTGACCAAACTATTATCAAAAAAGATGGTTCTATTGTTTGGTTGTGCAGCAAACTGACCATTATCTAATGCAATGACATTGAATGTCTTATGTTCTGGGTCATGCTCAGAAAAATTTACATCAAGCACGGATCTGTCTGGATGTGCAGTGTCTATTGTAAATTCATACTCACCAGGATGCATTTTCCTATCTTTACCAAAGAACTGACACCTACCTAACATAGGTTTTTGAATGACAGTTATATTATAATCAAAACAATCCCATAATTGAAGTACATCTAATGGTAGTTGATTATCTTTATCAAAGTCTTCTTTCCATACAAAAGCACTGATAGGTAATTTATCAAAGAGAGCACCATAGTCTGTCAGAAGGGTCTCAAAGTACAATGCCTTTGATTGTATGCTTCTAACTGAAATCCATAAACCTGGTGTCAATTCACCATGACCTTTTTGGTGGTCGTATAAAAATTCTTTCTTTACAAATACCTGCTGTAGAGGCAAAGGATGTACCAAATAAGACATTACTTAAGATTTTTTTGAACTTGTTCGAGAGTTTGTTTCATGTTGGTGAAAATAGTTCCCATGTCTGCATCACCAAAACCTAATTCTTTTGCATGGGAAACGATATAATCTTTCATCTTCTTTGCTTCTTTATCCTCTGATAAAGTAAGTCTTGTCCACATAATCTGTTGACGTTCAAGTAATTCTTTGACTGTATCAATATGATCAGACTTTGCCTCATTACTCATCATGGGGAACTTGAGTATGACATCATACAATTCTTTCTGGAGAGATGTAATCTCATCCATCTCAGTCTTCACCTGATCTGATTCAAAAAACTTACTCATATCTCTCCTTGATTTTACTCATAAGATACTGCCTATACTTGTCTTTGTCAATATTTAGAAACGGTATATACTTCCTAATCTTCATACCAACAACTTTCCATACAGGATCTTTGAGTTGTCTATCATAGTCCTTACAATACCCAAAAAGTTTTTCATAAACACACATCTCCTCTGCACTTATATTACCTGCTAGATGTTCCTTGAGGATAGGGGGGTGACCATTTGATGCATCAAAAAATTCATCGTAAGAGTATTGATCTAAAAATTCTTCAGATTTTTGTTTGAAATGATAAAATAAACTTTCATTTCTTTTTTGCCACTCTTTATAAACAGTCTCACCAGACCTAATGATATTACCTATCCATAATCCCTGTGGATTATCTGTGTCTACAAAGTTTGCAAGGAAAAAATTTTTAATCTCTGGATCTTTGTATTTTCTAGACATCTTTTCAAAAAAATATCTATCTTTTCTTTTGTAGAAAGAATCTATCTTTGCTCTAGACTTACCACCATATCTTTGGTAGTCATACTTTTCCTTAGTAAAGTGATTCTTATACGCAAGGTACTCTTTGTAAGTATCAAACGGTGACAACACTCTTGACTCCTTTTAGTTGTTTAATTGCCCTATACCACTTAGGATCGGACGGACACTTGTTACAGATCTCATGTGGATTGAGAACCTGATCTGCCATTGCATAGAGTTCTTCTATGGGTGCATCTACAGGGGTGGCATAGTAATTTAGATACTTTTGCCACACTGGATCGTCAACCTGACCTGTAGAGACAAGAGTCTCTCGTAGGTACGCTATGCTAGGACATTTCCATAGTCTCCCTAAGTATAACTGAAGATTAGGTGCAGTGCAATACTCAAAAGATTTATCTATGTTGTTGTCCTCCCATGGATAGAACTTATTATCTTTCCATTGTAGCAGATCAAACCACAAATCGTCCCAGTTTTCTGAGATCTCTAATAAATTCATATCAACTCCTTCTTTCTTTGCTACCTCTATAAAGTCTCTAACATTCTTGTATGTGATGTCACCTCTTTTATCAGTCCTTCCGATCCTAGGATCTGATGGTGGTATGTGTAGACTTATACGAAAGATACCGCCCTCTTTCATGTGCTGCAGAATCCAATCAGTATTCTGTGGTATCAACAACCCATTAGAAAATATTTTTACATACACACCGTCACTCATATCTCTTATCAATTTTAAAACTTCCTTTGTTCTTGGTTCAATCAATGCCTCACCGCCAAGCACACTTATATGACTCCACACATAGATTCTTGGTAGTAGTATCTCTATATCTCTTAGTAAATTATCAATTGGAAGTGAACTGCCTGGTGAGAGCACACCACTATGATGATTACAACCTTTACATGCCATGTTACAACCATTATGTGAGTGTATACTTAGCATCCTAAAGGTAGGTTTATCTGATTTTATCTGTGGTTCTGGTTGAAAGTTTTCATGGTAGTATCTTTTAAATTGCCTACGGGGAGACCATACGTGCTTCTTATCTCTTTTCCTCTCTGTCATACCGTTCGTTTTAGACTAGGATCAAGTTGTTTATTGGCATGATACCATTTAGGATTTGCTGGACACATATTACATATCCATGTGGGTTTGTCTACCTCCTCCAGTGCCAACCTAATATCTTCTTGAGGTTTATATGCAAGATACTTCTGCCAGCACTCATCCTCAAGTTGACCACTCGCCTTTAGTGATTCATAGAGATATGCTATCATAGAGCACTTCCAAAGTTTGCCTTTATATAACTGAGCGTTTGGACATGAGCATATCTTAAATGACTCTGCTGGTTGTTCATCCTCCCATGGATAGTAAGTTATTCTATCATTCTTTATATCATATCTAAACAAATCAAACCATTCACGCTTATCACCATTTGGATATCTTGATGCCTCAGTCATCTCTAATTTATTAGACACTCCTCTCTCCTCACACTCTTTTATAAAATCATATGCAGTCTCCCACTCTCTTCTTCCTATATTACTATACCAAGTACGATGGAAGGTCAGTCTGAAGATAACACCCTGCTCCATCTCATCTATGATCCAGTCTTTACATTGCTTCAAACGGGATCCATTACTGAATAGTTTGACATAGCATGGTTGACCTGTCTCTTTTACTAATTCTCTTACTACCTTTGTCACTTCCCTTGTACGTGGTTCGAGTAATGGTTCACCACCTATGATACTGACATGACTCCACACATAGATCTGTGGCAATACATTCCTGACATCCTCTAGTAGTTCATCTATGTCAACCACACTCTTGGTGGATAGTAAACTACTATTATGGTTGCAACCCTTACAAGAAAGATTACAACCATTGATTGTGTGGAGACACAGTATTCTAGTGGTAGGTCTTATTTTTTGTAGTTCCTCTATCTCTTTCTTTGATACGTCCTTGAAATTATCAATCCAAAATCCTTTGTGCGATCTTACATACTCTACCTTTTTAGATAACACATCCAATCCATCACGTATGAACGCTGATGCAATCTTCAGTTCTTTCCTAGGGTGCATTAGATAGCAAGGAACTTCGCCCTTGATGTTCTCTTCAAATAATTTAGGTTCATTGCGTTACCTTTTAACTTCTCTTTCATTGGTTTCGTAATCAGTTTTGATACTGATTCAATTTCAATACTATTCTGCTCACAATAATGACAGATTGCCTCAATGTAATTCATATCAAGATTATTTTGAACTAAATTTTCTATGTCATTAGTAAATTTATCTTGACATAAAAACTTGTTCTTTAGAACTGCTCTCATTTCATTTTTGGTTGCCATTTAATTTGTCCTCCACAAATTTTTCGATGTACT